GACGACGACAAAGACGACGACGACAAAGACGACGACGACAAAGACGACGACGACGACAAAGACGACGACGACAAAGAATCCACTCCTAAGAAAAAAAGCTCACCTAAAGGAGGAAAACCTCCTAGAAAAAAGCCTTTAGAAGAAGAAGAGAATGAAAATTGGACTGTACAGTCTAGGCTCGATGCTGCTGCCAAAAAAGCCGGTTGGGTTGACGATGATGCGATGGCTGCCGATCATTCAGCATCAGATATGTCAGGGTACGTTGTTGACGATGGTGACGAATCTGCCGGATCGGGAGACGGAGGTGATCTCAGTATTACAGATGCCTTAGAAATTGCAGTAAATAAAGCAACTCTGATGCATCAGAGAAATGACGATGTAGATGGTGGTGATCCTGCGATTGCTCGAGAGTTAGCGATTGAAGAGCTAAAAGACGTATTAGATATAATGACCGATCTCAATGTACGTGGTGATAAGTACCGTGTAACTGAAAATGACGCTGAACCAGCTGCTCCTATTATAGGTGAAGGTGGTGACGGAAGCTCTAAGTGTAAAATGCATTTTGAGAGATACTATAAGAATAAAAAGCTAAAACAAGAACAAGCTGGTACCCCAGATATTCACCCTGGTAAGTAGATCTTGATTCATTGCTAATTGTATTATATAATACAGTAAGCATGCCGAAGAAACGAACAAAAAAGGTACCGAAGAGACACCGGTATAAAATAGATGAGCGAGTTGTATTTAAATTTGCTGGCTCAACAAGAGTGGGTACTGTCGTAGAATTAACAAAAGAACCTACAGGTCATGCAACTTATACAGTAGTAACATCTGGTATAAGAAGTAGGGTATATCCATGCTTAGGATTAGATGCCAGTAAGGATATAGGTAATATTTTAACTAAACAGACTCAATTGCTTAGAGGTAGATAATTTACATATATACTATATAATTAGTATGTGGAATTACCAACAGAATATGTAGTCCAAAAGTTTTACCAGTATGCTGGTTACCCTAAATACAAAAAGTTCGCGAATGTATACGAGGCTTGCTGTCCTATCTGTAGAGAAGGGCAGAGCTGGGGAAAAAAGAAACGGTTATATTATATGGTTAAAGATAATCATATATTTTGTCATAATTGCGGTTGGAGTGGAAATCCAGTTAAATTCATTCAAGAGGTGGCTCAAATATCTTTTAATGAGATATTAAAAGACCTAGCGTCACTCGATATTGACAATATTCCTGATGATGTAGATATAGAAGCTCCTGTAAGAGTCAATAAAGAGTACCTACCAGTTGATGCAATCAACCTATTTGATGAACAGCAGTATAATTTCTATAAAAACCAACATGTTGTTAGTGAAGCTATACGGTTTACCCACAGGAGAAGACTACATACAGCTGTTAACAAGCCAAAGACACTGTGGATTAGCTTAACCGACTACACACACAAGGATCGCTTAGTTATACCGTTCTATGATGAGAATAATAAAATTGTACATTATCAATCTCGAGGTATTCTCGAGAAGGACCTGAAAAACAGACCTAAATATCTATCAAAAATTAATAGTGATAAAACACTTTTTAATATAAACAATATTGACAGTAATAGTGATAATATTTTTGTATTAGAAGGCCCAATTGATTCATTTTTTCTTAAAAATTCAATCGCAATCGCCGGTATTCAAGAGAATAGCAACAATACGTTTACAGGTAAGCAAATCGATCAGATAAAACGGTATTCTCTATTTAAAAAAATATGGGTATTGGACTCTCAGTGGTGTGACCACGCAAGTTTAGCGAAAACAAAGAAATTAATAGATATCGGAGAGAGTGTATTTATATGGCCTAGAGATATAGGTAGAAACTTTAAAGATTTAAATGATATGTGTATCAAATTTAATCTAGATGAAATTGCACAGAATTTTATATTAAAAAATACGTACTCTGGTCTTAAAGCTAAGTTAAAGCTTAAATTGTTTCTCTAGAAGCGACTTTTTGTTCAGCAGATAATAGATACTGCTTTAAGGCTTCAGATAGACCAGATAAGTCTTGCGCCAATCTAGATATTTTCTTTGACTCACTTCTTTGAACGTCAGCCATTATACTATCACAATCAGCGGCATTTAATAGAGAATTCATAGATTCACCATTTAAGCCATTTAATGTTTCAACCCATCCCTCTACATTGTCAACCCAACTTCTTAAAGTTTGCATCGTTTGCCCGTATTGTTGTTGCCTCAATGCAATCGCTGGATTTTCCGGTACATCATCGAATGATCCCGGTTCGGTTCCCGGATCCAGACTTTGATTAAAGGCTTCACCGTCACCATCCATTGGATTTCCGGGCTCAGGAGGAAGTTCTTCTTTGATAAGCGAGCTTTCAGATACGAGATTGTTGAATTTATTTGCGAAAATATTCATATGCTATAATTATTTATGGTGATTCAAATAAATAATTACATAAAATGACACAAGAAACTATATTTGATATGTTTACAGAAGATCTTACTACTGGTAGTAATAATTCATTAGGGGTCGGTACTACTGGTATGGAGCTCAAATCCAAGAAGGTCTCTTTTCTAGATCTTATAGATCATTATAATAAGATGCAGATCGGAGGCGGTCAAGCTCCTCCTGTCGTCGCGTACCCAATACAAGATGATGTAACAGAACATATTGCTGATGCATATACATCATTACAAGAAGTCGGTCGTAGATTCAAGCTAGCCGCTCAGAATCCGGTTATTAAAGATAATCAAAAAGCCTTAAATACAACCAAAAAAATATATACCAAAGTTAAAAAGATTCAGGCGGCTCTCAAAACTATCGGTGATGATTTCGCTGATTTAATTGTTTAGTAGTTGAACTCCACCGGCTGGTAATATATTATATATATATGGGTTCTATATTTAAGTCTTTAAGCATAACACTTGTTATTACATGTACAATATCGTCACTTTTTTGGGCTATAGGTTTTCCGTTTATACATATCGCAATATTTTCGTTTGTAGGTCAGTTAGTATTTTTTTATGTATTTAATACTATATTACAATATAGTACACTCTTAAAGAATAAGAAACTAGAAAATGAACGTATTGCAGAATTTACCAAACAGGGTATAGATTTAGAATGTGCAAATTGTAATCAAAAAAACTTCGTACCAATACGATTTGCTGAAGATAATACCTTTACTTGTTTAAAGTGTACCGAGGCCAACGCTGTATATATTAATATAACGACAGCACAGACAACAAATCCAGTAGATCTCAGAGCCTTGTCTACAACAGCTATTATAAGAGAAAAGGAAGAAGCTCTAGCAGTACTAGAAGGAGATAATGATGAGCTCTGAGTTAGACGTAGATCCAAAGCCGGCCTCTGCTATTGCGCCACCAGACAAAAAGCCGGAAACTTTATTAAGCGATGTATTTGAAGCGGTTGAAGAGTTCTTACAAGAAACTTCTGGCATTGATGCGAATACGCGTTCATTCTTTATAAGGGGATTATCAAAGAACATTGATACTGATTTTAATATGGTGGAATTATTAAAAGATCAAAGCCGTATTATATATGACTATATTAAGATTAGTAACAAAAAATTACCATTAAAAGATAATGCTGTACTTAAATCATTTTTTGATGGGTTGTTACTACAATATGAGCTTTTAAATTCGTTGGATATTGAAGTTGCCCGTAATGAATTATTTGCATATATTATAGGCTATAACTTACGTATTATTAAGAATAATTATGATCGAACAACTAGAAAAGAAGTATAAGAAAGAAAATATACATTTAACGTCACCACGTACAGGTAAAACATACGACATGTCTGTATATGAAATGTGTAGATGGTTTAGTTTAATTGAAGCCGTCGATATAGTTGACAAAAAGCTTAAACAAACTGGTTTAAGTCACGATAACAAGAAGTGGGTCAAGCCAATACCTTTACAAAAGTATGTTGATGAAAGGTCAGACTCTATGTTATTCGATCTAGTCAGTACCGATGAACTAAGGAAAATTAAAGTAGCCGGTTAGTATGGCGGTCCACCACCGGGGTTATAGCCCCCGTACACATCATCGTTACTTTGCTCGTAATCATCATAATTAAAAACTTTCTTCGATTTGTCCTGTACATCATCAAGATATTTTTTACTAGCGCTCTGATCTTGACCTAGTCCTGGTAATAGTCCCGCGAATTTGTCGTCATATACTTGATCCATAACGCGTTCCCCGGATAACCCAGGTTCGAAACTATAATCAAATCGTTTGGCTTTGATTAACCACGCATAGTGCCCTAGTATTGGATTTATCTGGCTAATGTCTTGCTCTTCTCGTTCTGTAATTTGAAACCACTTACCTTTTCGACCACCGGGGCGATCTCGTGATCCATACTCTCTTAGATCAAAAACATCATCAGATTTCGGCTCTGGTCGTGGGTCATCGATTGTAGAGAGGTTCCGGTAGAACGTATCTATAGCTATAAATCCTGATATTTCATCATCTGCCATTAATCCGAATTTCTGCATCACCACTGCATTTTCATTTAATGTAGTACAGAATATAATTGGAGCCCCAGCGGCATATTGTTTAGTCGGCTCTTCACCGTATATAAAGTCATGACTAGACAAACTATACATACTAGCATAGTAATCAACTACAGTCCCATACTGATGTAATTGTTCATTCCACCAGTTATTGTAATTCGTTCTTTCATTGGCATTTAGAGATTTGTCTAAATACCTTACACCACCTGGTTGGTTGTTAAATACAAAAATGTCGTTTATGTTTGTCATTTTTTGGTCAATTTAAATAAATTTGTAATAGGGTCAAGATAGATAGTAATTCCAGTCGTTCCTAGATTTTTACCGGAATCACCTGTGAGATATTTTTTAGCGTAATCCCATACATTGTTATGATTACATGGTTCTTGCTCTCCTTGTTCTATATAATTATTAATAATATGAATAAGATCACTAACAGCACATGTTTCAGTACCATTATCTTTGTTTCTTAATATTTCAATCTTACTATTTGAAGTTGGGTCTGTTTTGTATATCTCTGGAACCCAATTTTGCCTAGCCCGCGTCGAGCTAGTAGAGGGATTCAAGTGTCGCTTTTTCCGTATCACCGGTTCTTTAAACGCACTTAAGTCTTCTAGTAATATATTATATGTCTTTTCAAACTCCATCTATATATATATTTAATAAAAAACCACCAAAGAGTCTTTGGTGGTTTTTAAAGAGTTCAAACTCTTAAAAGTTTAAAAGTGAACCGATTTACTTATAGTAAATATCAGTCTCCGATATGCTTACTCTTAGGATTCTTGACTTTCCAATTCGACTTATTACCGGCTAACTTTTCGCCATCCGCTGTCGCTTTGAGTTCAGCGTGTGTCTTAACATCACCTGTATCAGCAGCTCCACTGTCAGTTTGACTGGCTTTACCACCGACTTTCCAATGACCCTTATTACCAGCGAGTTTTTCACCATCTGGAGCAGCTTTTAACTCACTGTGAGTTTTTACTGTTCCGGTGTTTGGTGATTCTTGAAATGTTAATTCATCTCCACCACCTTCATCACCACCTAGTTCACCGTCGTCGTCAAAGTCTTCGATATCTTCACCTTCATCATCAAGAACGTCCTTAAGAGTACTCAGTAAGCCTTCTGCAAGTTCACGAGGAAGTGTGATTGTAACTTCGTCTTCACCTAGGCCTTCGTCATCACCTAAATCAAACTCATCATCAATCCCTGGTTCAGTATCCAAGTCGATATCACCATCCATTTGTTCATCCTCCATTATTACAGAATAAAGCTTATCAAAAATATTCTTTTCGTCTTTCATTGTACAAATACTTATAGCCTCGTTAACAGATTTCTCTGCTTTTTGTTTAGTTTTTTTGTTGTTCTTTTCTAATCTCTGTGAGATCTTCTTTAAATAGTATACACTGTCCTCACCAACATCTTCTGGCTTTAATACTTCTCCGAGTCCTTCAGCTGCTTCAGCACCAGTATTTTTTTGCTTCTTCATGGCTAGCGGAGAGTCTCCTAACACCTCCGGTCGGTCACCGACTTTGATATTTTCGTTTATTACTTTAGACGTATATAACTCTTCGATGTCTTTAATTGCTTTCACATAAGTATTTATGTAACAATGGGTACTAATCATCAACCTCAACAAAATTTCCACGGAGATCAGGATAAACACTATTATCTAGGTAATAAATCCTTACCAACCGATGGAGCTCTTTTTGAATGGACACCGGTGATGGTTAAGGATCTGAAGAAATGTAATAAGAATTTATTATATTTTGCAGAAAACTTTTTTACAATTGTTAATTTAGATCGAGGCCGCGAGCGTATACGGTTGTTTAAATGTCAAAAAAAGGTTTTACGATCTCTACGTGATAATCGGTTTAATATAGTATTAGCATCGCGACAAGTGGGGAAAACAACACTAATGACAATTTACGCTCTTTGGATCGCATGCTTTAATAATGATCAGCGAATATTAGTTGTAGCTAATAAAGAACAAACCGCTATTAATATTTTTAAGCGAATAAGGTTAGCATATGAAGAGCTTCCAAACTGGATAAAGCCCGGTGTAATTGAATACGGAAAAACCGCCATGACGCTAGCTAATGGTTCCAGTATCGGAATTTCTACAACATCAAGTGATGCTGGTAGAGGTGATAGTTGTAATGTATTAATATTAGATGAGTTGGCATTTATTGACAATCACTTAGTGGAAGATTTTTGGAAATCAGTATATCCTATCATTTCTGCATCAAAGAAATCAAAAATATTCATCGCTAGTACCCCTAATGGGACCGCTAATCTATTTTATAACCTGTACACAAATGCCATGAAAGGTGTTAATAACTGGAAAGCAGAACGAATCGATTGGTGGGAAGTCCCTGGTCGTGATGAACAATGGAAATCAGATACAGTAAAAAGTTTAGGTAGTCAAGATGTTTTTGATCAGGAGTTTGGAAACAAGTTTATTGAAACCGGTGAAACAGTACTAGATGAACATGTAGTACAGAAACTTAATATAACAGTATCAGATCCAAAATATGTTTTTGATGATGGTAATTATTTACTATGGGTGGAACCTGACCCGGAACGAATATATACTGTTGGTGTTCATGTCAGTGAAGGAGTAGGAGAAGCTGCTAGCGTTATTCAAGTATTCGACATAACAGATTTAACGGAAATCGAACAGGTCGCGATATATCATAACAGTGATATAGGACCACACAAGTTTACGGGCAAAGTTTTAGAAATATTAAATCATTGGGGTAATCCACCAGCTTTG